TGTCCTGTTCAAGACTGCTCAATACAGGCTATAACGCTCCTCAAGTGCGGTGTTTGCTTGACTGCTTTCCAACCAAATCTCTAATCGCGCACGTTCAGCGCATTGGCCGTGTTTTGAGACTGTGTGAAGGCAAGGAATACTCGATTGTCCTTGATCATGCAGGAAATACTGAGCGTATGGGCATGGTAGAATACATCGTCCCAGAGAAGCTGGATGACGGAACCAAGGAATTCTCAGAGCGCAACCAAGTCAAGGAGAAGAAAGAGTCAAGGCTAAGGAATGTCCTGATTGCTATAAAATCTTTACCGGCATTCGCTGCGCTTGTGGCTACGAGATACCGATCCGTGAACGGATTGAGCATGACGGAACCATGCTTAAAGAGATCAAAGACGTGATGAAAGAAAACAAGCAGATCACTATGGAAGATAAGTCTCTTTTTTATGGAGAGCTTCTGCATTACGCAGAGCAATACAATTTTAAGCATGGGTGGGCTGCAAACAAGTACAGGGAGCGGTTTGGAGTATGGCCGAACAAAGTAAACCCAGAAAATGTTGACACAATTAGCGATGAAACACACGCATTTATAAAGCATACAAATATCAAATGGCACAAATCACGCGAGAGGAGAGCCAGCCATGCTTGATGAGATACTTCCACACTTAGACAAGGTTAAGTCTGCGGGCAAAGAAAAGTACAAAGCATGTTGCCCTGTACACAACGAATCTAATCCGTCAATGGATATGACCGAGAAGGATGGCAAGGTGCTCATTCACTGTCATGCCTGCGGAGCTAATGGACTATCTGTGGTGAGAGCTTTGGGCTTACCCGTTGGCCTACTGTTCAATGACCCGCTTGATGATTATTCGGCATCTATCTATCGAAGGAATAAACTACTTGACGAGCTGATGGATGCAAGGCTTTATGTTGCTATCTACGAGGCAGCAGAGAAGCGTGGAGAGCGTCTCAAGATGAATGATATGAAACTGTACCGTAAGAACAGAAACAAGATTGAAGGCATTACGGAAAAACTGGAGAGAGATTATGCAAGCTGAAGCTATACTAATCAAACAAACAGACTCATGGGCGCTAATTACACAAGAGAATGAAGTCAGCATATCAGCAACATACGGTGACTATGCAACACTGGCAGACAGAGCATTTGATATGTTAGACAGAAAGGACATCTTTGGCTTTGAAATTCACACAGAAGATGGTACAGTGTCCAAATATCCTCTATAGATTTACTCCCTCGAACGATAGCTTAATGCTATCTTTGGCCCTACTTTCATTGAGTGGGGTCTTTTTTTTGTGTAATATATAAACACACTAAATAAATAGCTTTGGACGTTGATATGACACAGGGCAAGAAGAATCCAGTAGGCCGACCTAAAAAGACACTAGACTGCCTTCCCGATGGCTGGGAGCAGAAGATGTATGAGATGGCCGAAGAAGGCGCATCAGAGATAGAATTACGAGTCATGCTGCACATCTCAGACGATCTGTGGTACCGATTTATTCATGATGAGCCAGAATTTTCCCAAGCCGTAAAAAGGTCGAAGCAACTTTGTCAAGCCTGGTGGGAAAGACATGGGCGCAAAATGGCTACTGGAGAGAGAGACGGTAACCCTACGGTGTGGATTTTCAACATGAAAAACCGATTCCGCTGGGCTGACCGCGTAGAGCAGGACAATACCTCCTCCGACGGATCATTCAAGCCAACGACCATTAACCTAGTTGGAGTGGCACCGAGTGGCGACAGCGGAGATTAAGATACCGGAGGTTCTCAGGAAATGCTTTGAGAAGCCTTATAGGTATGTAGTAGCTAAAGGTGGCAGGGGTAGCGGTAAGTCGCGCTCATTCGCGCTTATGTGCGCTGTCAGAGCCTATCAGCTATCTATGCAGGGAAAGCAGGGTCAGATACTTTGCGGTCGTGAGTTTCAGAACAGCCTGAGTGATTCCAGCTTTGCCGAGGTTAAGGCTGCTATCCTGGAGGTACCTTGGTTAGCCAAGCACTTTGACATCGGTGCCAACTACATCCGCACCCATGACGGTAACATCTACTTCACCTTTATCGGTTTGCGTCGAAACCTTGACTCAGTGAAGGGTCAGGCTCGTATTCATCTATGCTGGCTGGATGAGGCAGAGAATCTATCAGGCATGGCTTACGAGAAGCTAATTCCTACTGTCCGTGAGCATGACTCCTCAATCTGGGTGACGTATAACCCTGAGTCTAAGGAATCTTCGACTTACAAGCGCTTCATCGAAAAGAAGCCAGACGATTGTATAGTGGTTGAATGTAACTGGCGTGATAATCCGTGGTTCCCAGAGGTGCTGGAGAAAGAGCGCCAAGAGGATTTAAAGAAACGCCCAGAAGCCTACGACCATATCTGGGAAGGTGACTTCCTGACCCACAATGAGGGTGCCTATTACGCTATTGAGTTTAGGAACATCAAGGCAGAGAGCCGCATAGCTTATGTTCCATACGAGCCTAGTGTGGGGGTGGTTACGAGCTGGGACTTGGGCATGAATGACTCGACCAGCATTTTCTTCTTTCAGGTAGTGGGTGCTGAGATAAGGGTTATTGATTACTACGAGAATAGCGGTATGGCTTTAGATCACTACTCTCATATCCTTCAGAGCAAGCCCTACACCTACATTGAGCATATCCTTCCACACGACGTTAGGGTTAAGGAGCTTGGAACCGGCAAGTCTCGATACGAGATGCTGGATAGCCTTGGGGTCAAGAACATCACTATTGCGCCACAGTTGCGAGTTGATGACGGTATCGCCGCAGTACGCTCTATCTTGCCTAGATGCTGGTTCGATGCTGAGAAGGTGGAGAGGGGTATCGACTGCCTACGGCAATATCATCGTGACTGGGATGAGTCTAACAAGACATGGCGAGGCAGACCCGCTCACGACTGGGCATCTCACGGAGCTGACGCATTCCGCTACTTTGCTGTAGGTCATACGAACAAAACTGACTCATGGGGTGAGCCTATCCGACGCAACTTGGCTGGTGTGGCATAGGTTAAAATATTTGCTACAATGCTACTGTTCATGTTAACAGGTGTTTTCTGTGGAATGGTTTAATCGAGTATTAGCAAAGCGAGACGATGTTATTCCATCGTTTATGAACGTGGATGCTATTAACTCCTACGTTGACAAATCCATGCAGCTAGACCAGCCAGAGATGACTGGAACAGAGACCGCTGCTGACATTGCTCTTGGTTTTGCTCCTTATGTCGGCACAGCAATGGGCTTTCGAGACTTCGAGAGAGCTAGGCGTGATGATGACAAGCTAGGTATGGGCCTTGGCATTCTTTCTATGCTGCCCGTAGTTGGTGGTGCTGTAAAGGCGGGGCGTAAAGGTGTCAACCGCATTGCTGACGAGATAGGCTTAGGTAAGCCAGCTACCAAAAAAGAGGTTGAAGCTAAGGCTGATCCGCGTTTTGGTGATGTTGCTCTGGTACAGAAAAAGGGCGAAGTTATAGAGCAAAAGCCATACGAAGGGTACTCAAGCTCCGGATACATCGAAAACCCATTGCTGAGTGAGCTGCGTGATGGCACTTATGGTGATAGGGTGTCTGACGCTCTTGCCAAAAAGATTACAAGGCGCGCAGAGCAAGACCCACGCTTTGAAGAGCTAAACTTGGCTCGAGACAAGGGATCTCGCACAGTTTCTGAAGACAACCTGTATGCCCAGCAAGCTACATGGGAGCAGATGATCGGCAGCCCCCTCGTTATCCTTCCAGCTGATCGCACAAGTATCCGACGTGTTGAGCGCATTGGTGGTGTTGATATTGAGCCATTCCAGACACAAGGCGGTGGCGCACACGCTGCACACCAGCAGAAGTGGCGAAGCGAAGCTGGCGCAGCAGAAGGCAAGCAGCTGCACATCAACAAAGTGCGTGCGCAAACAGGCGGCAAAGATCCGATTGCGATCTACACGCCAATGCAACACACTGGCTCTAACTTCTCGACAATGCCATCTGAGGGTGTTCTTCACTACTTGGATGCTATTGGTGATCTATCGCCTGCGGGCAAAAAGGCATTAGATCGAAAGATGGACAGCCTGTTGGACAAGGGTGAAACTAAAGGTGTTGCTCAGGCTTACGAAGGTTATGAGAATCCAGAGCAGATGCTTTACTGGCTAACTAACCCTGAAGCACTGAAACAAGGCACACCATCGCTGGGTAAGCGCCGTAAGGCATTTATCAGCGTTATGGATTCTGAAGAGATGCGTCGTCATGGCGCACCATTCATGTCTGACGTTTACACGGCAATCAATGAGCCTAGCTTGATCAACCTGCCACATGGCAGGGCAGGCGGTTACGCATTGCGAACCACAGACGCAGGACATAAAGGCTTGCCATACGATACTACGGCACATCGAAGCTACAGCACTGACATCCCAGCAGCGGGGGCTTTGCAGATTGATGACGACTATGTGCCATTAGATGTATTATTTCCTGATATGGCTGCGGCGCGAGCTGACAAAGCAGCAGCTCAGCGTTATCGTAGTATGCAGTACGCTGGAAGCGGTGGTGATTATCAGATGGCTGATGAGCCGTGGTACGAACGTATTAACCGCTGGAAGGAAGAGCAAAAGAGGCGCAAATAATGGCTATTACAAACTACTCAACTCTACAGACTGCTGTAGCTGACTTCCTGAACCGCGATGACCTTACGTCGGTTATCCCTACGTTCATTCAGTTGGCAGAGGCTCAGATCAACAGAGATGTTCGCCACTGGAAAATG